GCGCCATCCGACACGCGAAGTACAAGGAGCGCGCCGACGTGCGCGCCCGCAGAATCAAGGGACTCGATGCCGACCAGCGCAGCCGCGAACGCGACAAAGCCAAATGCGAAACGGGCATCAAGCAATGGAGCGCCGAGGGACTCACCCAAGAGCGCGCCGAACTCATAGCCAATTACAATCACTTGTCAAAATGCTTTACGCTGGCCGAGTACCCGCGCGAGGTGCCCGCGTCCCAATACGAAGGCGAAATGAGCCTATGGAGCGCACTACACGATGGGATCATAACGCCGGAGCAGGCACGCGACCTTGCCTTGCCCTCCTACCGTGGCACTATTGCATGGTGCGACCGCTGGTTACAGCATATCGGAAACCGCCTAGAGTACGAACGCGCCATGTTGGCGGAGGCCGGCGGGCTCGCCGCAGATCGGGTCGACATCCAGCTAGGCGGGCGCGTCATGCGCGACCGCGGCGAGTGGGTTACGATCCTACGCATCAACCGGAAGGACGGGAAAATCGTCAGCGTATCGACGAACGCGCGGTATTGCAAAGTCGTCAGCATCGAGGAGATTCGAGACTATCAGCCACCGACGGAGCAGCAAGCGCAGGCCGTCAAGGCCGCTGTCAAACTTCCGCCAATGTGCAATTACCCCGGCGAAGGCTTTCACCACGTCAGTCGCGCGACGTGGGATAAGAAGTATCACGACATGAAAGGCAGTCGGATTGTACCCGCAAGCGACAAGTACGGCGAGCACCGCGTAAGGTCCGGGATGTTTGTTGGAGGCTATAACAGCGTTTTGGTTTACATCGAGGACGCGAAGCGCGTCGACCCGCCAGCACCGAAGGCGACGCCCGCAGAGCCCGCGCCAAAGATACAGGCACCCACCAGGGAGCCCGTCGAGCGCGAATGGAAAGAACCGACCGTAGAGCCGCAGGCCGAAGCCTTTGACGCCATGCGCGAGACCCTGAAAGCAGGGGTTAAGGTGGTAAGCGCGCCTCAGTTATTCCCGACCCCGCCCGCCCTCGCCCGCCGCATGGTGGAACTTGCTGGAATGCCTTTCGCTGAGTCTTCCCTTAGAATCCTCGAGCCCAGCGCTGGCACGGGCGCAATTATCAATGAGATTTTTACCTACGCGGGCGAGATCCACGCCATAGAAATTAACCCAACCCTAGCCGAGGAGTTGCGCCGAAGGTGGCCAGCCGTGAAGGTTCGTTGCTCTGATTTTCTCGAGTGCGTCGACCAGACGGGTTTTGACTTCATTTTGATGAATCCGCCCTTTGCCAACGGCGAGGACATAAAACATATCAAGCACGCCCTGACCATGCTTCGCCCAGGCGGGCGCCTCGTGGCCATCTGCGCCAATGGTCCGCGCCAGAACGAGCAGCTAAAACCCCTCGTCGACGAGGCGGGCGGAGAATGGGAAGTCCTACCGCCCGACACGTTCAAAGAGTCTGGTACGGGAGTTAATACCGTGCTCCTGGTGATGGACGCCGACCCCGAGGACGACGAGCCCGACCCGCAGCCCACCGCCGCGCCTCCCGACTTTGGGAAGGGAATCTTCTTGGCTACTCCAGACGTCGACAATCGGCCGATAGGCCAACGCGCCCAGCCCCTTCCAAGCATGGCGCCGCACATCGAGGAGCAGAAGAAGGTCGCGGCGCAACGCGCCGGCCAGAACCTTACCGAACAGTTCAACCGACCGCCGAAGGACATCACGTCAAAGGCTGGCGAACTCGAGCGCCGCGCGCCGCTATTCCACGACACCGAGGCGAGCGGCCAAACTCGCCTATTCTGAGGAGGTTTGATTATGTTCACAGAGCAACGCGAAATCGAGTTAGGACCGATTCAAGGAGACTTGCGTCAAACCGTTTGGGCGGAATTCCGAGCCGCTGCACCAGAAGGTAGCGACGAATGGGCTTCCAGTGATCGCGGCTGGCTCTTCAGACTGTGCGAGGAGTACAATGCCAGCAAGTGGATTTCTGGAGAGTACAACGACACCAACACGCCGATATTTGACGAGAACCTCGGAGCTTGGCGCGAGCGCTCAAGTGTGGGGAATTATCTCACCTACAGCCACGGGCCGGACTATTCCGCTGAGGGACCAAAGGTCCACGCCGTCTGCTACTGTGCGACGCCCCGCAGGCGATGGTTCAACACGATCAGCGAGGCTAAGGCTTGGATCGAAGAGGAGGGCAACAGGAACAGGAGGTGATGCCTATGCCACGCCGCTAACCCCGGCGCCCTGCCTCTGGTCTGTTAGGGGTAGGGCAGCGCGATTAGCGCGACGAGGAGGCACATGATCATCAAAATCGCTTTGTCTGTTCTGGGGATCGCCGTCATTCTGCGAGCCGTCGAGGCCTACCTTCACCGTAGAGCCCCCGCAACGTCGATTTGCGCAGGTTGCGGTCGACACTACGATTCGCGCGGATCGGGAGCCTTGCTCCCCTTGACGTATTGTGGTACAAACTGCGAGAAGGAGGCGAAGAGACCATGACGCACTTCGACCTACTCAGTTTCTTCGCAGGAATGGGCAGCACGGGTGCCACAGTGGTCATCCTTGTTATTTGGTCTCTCTGCAAAGCGGCGAAGCATGCCGAGCCTCAAATATGGGAAGGCTGGGCGAAGTGCCCCGGCTGCCGAGGAGTCTACGCGCGGATGTCTTCCGACGACCCCGCTGGCGGGTATTGCTGCATCGCCTGCAAGGAAATCACCGAAATCGAGAGGCTCTATGCTGAGCCAGGAGGAACCCATGCCAGAACAAAAGCAGTTTAACCCTGGACCGCCGACCTTCGTCGAAGTGGTATTCCCGTGTGCCGCTTCGATGGTGGAACAAATCCGGGAAATTTTTGACGCTCCGACGCGAACTGAACTGTCAGCAATCACCTCTATGTCTGCGCCTTGGAAGGACACGGCACTCGAGGAAATCGCTCTGCGTATTGCCCGCCTCAAGCTGACCGATCAGGGCCAGCGCCGCGAGAAGTGGGCCATCATCGACGACCTGAAGACCTTCGACGCGAAGAAAGGATCCTGACATGCCCCAAATCGACGAGTACCAGTGCTCTACCTGCGAGACCCACAACGAAGTTCGCCAGCCCCGCTGCAACTTCTGCGGCGAGCCCACTTGTCTCCCCTGCCGCGTCAAGGGAACGCACTTTCACACCGTCCAAGAGATGGAAGACTTTGCTTTCGGCCTTTGCCTCCTGTGCCGGAAAATCGTCCATCTGCGACGCGATGCCAACGGGCTTTATCACTGCCCCGATTGCGACTTCGAGTGGACGCCGCGGGCGATTACGGGGGTCACCGAGGCCGACGTGATGATCTGCGCGTTCTGCGGAGCCCGCCAGAAAAAGCCTCTCCTGCCGGCGCCGTGCGCCCGCTGTTTGATGATCCTTAGCTGATTCAGTGCAGACCTGCACCGCCGAGGAGCCGCCAAAACTAAACTTTACCGACGATCGGTGTACATATTGGAAATTGTACTTCCACATCTAAAGTACTGATTCCCATAGAAATTCAATATTCGATACACTCGAAAAGGTGTACACGTTTCGAAAAGCCTTTTCTTGAGGAATCGGACATTCCGATCCTTGATGAGGAAGAAGGCGTGCATTCTGCACAGTTCTTCAGCAAGCGGCTTTTGGGGATGGGGATTATGACACGTAAAGCTATGGATAGATTAGGGATTCATACAGCGACGACGCGGGCGTCAGGGCTTCGCCGCCCCATTCTTGGCATCGGCAACTGCAGCCTTTGCGTCTGCTACAGCCTGCTGGGCCTGTACGACGGCTTTGGACGCTCCACTGGTAGGGGGCACTTCGTTTTTCAACGAGGGGATCCACCGCGAAATCAAGCTTATCCCACCGTCAATGATGGAGTCCCCAAAGTACCCAAACACGCCGGCCGTGGTCGGGTTGAGCGGGATCGCATTCGTCGAAAGCCACCCAAGGTTATCAGGCGATATCTTGGCGATCAGGGTCATCAGTTCTTGCCCATGCCAAGCCCAGGCAGATACGACGAGCCACGCCAAGAAGAGTCGAACGCACAGGTTCGCTCCATTCACTTCGACGTACTGCCGATAGGTGAGGATTCCATTAAGGTTGGAATGGACTGAACTCTGTGCGCGAAGCCAAGCATGAAGCAGTTGCCCAATCAAAAAAGATAAGAAAACAGCTACAGCATAGTGCATGTTAACTCCTTTCAATGTTATACTAATCGAGCCGCAGAAGCGTTTCCGCGCGCCTGCGGCCCTGAACACAACGACTCATACTGGGAGCCATCATGCCTGAAATCAATTCTACCACTGAAATCTGGAAGGAGATTCCTTGCTTCAACTCCTACGAGGTTTCCAATTTGGGAAGAATACGACGATCTCGTCCCGCCCCCACTACAAGGATTGGGAAAATTCTGAAACCTAGCCCTGATGACAGAGGATACTTCGGCGTTGTTCTTAGAAGGGATGGGAGGAGTTTCCCGAGGAGGGTACACGTCCTCGTGGCAAAAGCATTCCTTGGCCCGTGCCCATATGGATTTGAGGTTAACCACATTCACGAACCAAAAACCGATAATCGTGCAGATAACCTTGAATATCTTACTCATTCCGAAAATGTTCTCCATGCTCGTCGTAACGGTCTTATCCATCTTGGAGAAAATCGTTTTGGATCTAAATTGACAGATGAAGTGGTAAGAGAAATCCGAGTAAGTCCTGAGACTGGAATTTCCTTGGCAAGGAAATACAGAGTGACTCCGGCAGCAATCTATCTTGTTAGGAAACGAAGGACTTGGAGTCATGTCGAATAGAGACCTCCTACGAAAATGCCTTGGCCAAGGCGTTGAGCAAATTGACCACCGCAACCAGCAAGGGGTCGCGCGGGGAGAGCGGGGCCAGGGCCAGTGCCGCCTCTTGCGCCCCCTCGAAGTCGGAAAACGCCTCTTTTATCTTGCCCTTGTCTATGCCAAACACGTTCCACCTCCTATGTGCTCAAAGCCAGTAAATCCTGCTGCAAGCCCGCGAGATCGAAACCGGCGGGCGGAACCCAATCTCCCCCTGAGAGTAGGGCATGGCATTCATCGACACAAGCGGCGAAGAATCTCCAAGTCATGGCTTTAAGCTTCCCCCAGGTTTTGCAAACGAGAATCTCAGAGTCATAGTCAACGATTTCAACACAATGACCACCCCACGATCCAGGCACGGCTTTGCTATGGCCGTTAAGATCCCATGTGTCTTGTCTCTGCGCCGAAATCGGCAACTGCAAGCCAGTGTAGAGGCCTCCGAATAGGTTGATGGCCTGCTTGACGTGCTCGCTGTTCATCGGGTCTGGGTCGGCGTAGGCGAGCAGCTTGTAGCCTGCCATGTCCGACCGATGCCAAGCTCTGAGCACATCGAGAAGAACTCCGCCGTGGTCAGTCGATGGGTCAGACGGCTCGTACCCGCACCATTGCTCGTAATATCTAAGCACAATGTCATCGGACGGCATGATGATATCGGCGTGAATCCCGGGCTCGACGTTCGAGAGAACCCATCCTTGGATGGTATGGAGAGCCCCGGCGATCGGGCAGGTGCCAAGGGTATCATTGAGCATCATGCCCCAGTTCTGGACATCTCTGGAGTTGCATACCTCAGCCGGCGCAGCGGGAAGCTCTGACGTCAGGTATTTCCCCAAACAGAACGTGCGCGGGTCGATCTTGGGAGGTTTCTTCCCAAGCTTCATGTCGCCGTGGAAGACTGACATCGTGAATCCCTCCTACTGGAACTTCGGCATCCACTTGATGCCGGTGCCGTGGCAGTCCGAGCAGAAAACTTCAGTCTTTAGTTCAAGGCAGTTTGAACCTGCAGCCCACGGATAAAGCAAAATGAATCTCTTACCATTACACGTTGGGCACTTGTACGGCATGGTATCCTCTTACTGCGGTGCTCGTTGCTCTCTCATTTGCGTGCGAGCGCGGTCGAACTTCTTCTCCCAATCACGATACGCTTCCCAGTCGCGGTTGTAAAGCGCGACGAGCATTTCTCGCTCGTAGGAAAGCGCGAATTTCAATTGCAGATGATGGTCAACCGCAAATCTGGGCATGACTTACCTCCTACCAAAAATCGGGGGCGTGGCCCACTGCCCGCTCATTCCGGTGAGTCCAACGCCCCCCGTCGCGTCGTGTTGTTATCCCGTCTTTGAAATCCAAGTCGCTGCTACAGCCTTGGTAAAGCCTTCAGAACTCCATTGACATCTGGATTCGCTGTTTCCGCGTTGACGATGTCGTTGTAATTCTGGCACACCGCCTTGTGGAAGTTGTCGATGTGCAATGCCGCCGCCTTGTCAGCCGCGGTCAACGCATCCCTGGTGAGTGAAACGCGATGTGCGAGGGTCGCTAGGACTTGCGGGATCAGCGCGATGATCGCCTGCGCAACGCCAATCGCCAGATCAATCAGTTCCGTAAGCTTGGAAAGTGTCGCGGTGTCGGTGATGTCGAGCCCCCTCAGTATGCTTTGCAGGCTTCCCACCACATTCGAAAACACCGCAGCCAACTTACCCAGGAGCGATTGATCTTGGCTTGACTTATACGCCGTGATGACCGCCGAGGCGTCGGTTAACTCAGTTGATATATCGCCCTCAAGAGTCTGAACTTTGGCCAGTGTGGCCGCTGAAACCGTTTTCCCAGCCAAGCCCGCAGCGAACGCCAAGATGCTGCTGATGATCGTGGCAAGCGATGGCAAGAGAGCCTGTACGCTCGTGATCCAGGCCGCAGAGCACCCCGCTGTGAATAGCACAAGCACAAGCAAGCCAGCTAGTGTAAATAAGCTGGAAAACCGTTTGAAGGGTTTCGCCCAAGCCAAGCCCGCGATGAAGCTGGCCACTACAAATAGAATTAGAATTATGTTCATGGTGGTGTTTCTCCTTCTTCGTTTGAATTTACGGAACGCTCACGATCTCCGGTTCGTCTGAGCCAGAAGCTAGGTTGACGAACCGAGTGTACTCCTTTTGGAAGCCCAAACACAACTCCCCTGTGGGGCCGTTGCGCTGCTTGCCGATGATGATGGTTACCATTTCCTGCCCGCCTTCGGCGGTGGACTCGTCCTGCTTCGGACGCCAGAGGAAGATCACGACATCCGCGTCTTGCTCAAGCGCGCCTGATTCCCGAAGATCGCTCAGCCGCGGCTTCCGCTTCCGGCCCTTCTCGGGTTCGCGGGACAACTGCGACAGCGCCACGACGAAGACCTTCTCGTCCTTCGCGAATTGCTTGAGCCCCGCCGATAAATAGCCTACTTCGGCGTTGCGGCTGTCGAATTTCTTCCCCGAGGACATCAACTGGATGTAATCAACGATGAACCCCCGGGCACCTTGCTCCTGAATCAGCCGCTTCGCCTTGGCGCGGAAGCTGGTCAGCGTCAAACCGGAGGTATCATCAATCCAGATAGGTAGTTTGGCGAGTTCGCCGATGCCTTTGACGGCGCGCGCCACATCGTCTCGCGTCGAGAAGCCCGTCGACAAACGGTGAATGTTGATTCTGGAATTCACGCAGAGCATCCGGGTGAGCAGCGCCGCCCGCATCATTTCCAAGCTAAAGAATCCCACGGGGATCGAGTAGCGATCCGCCATGTTGAGCGCTATGCACGTCGCAAGCGCCGTCTTGCCCAAGCTGGGCCGCGCCGCGATGATGGTCAATTCACCTGGCTGGAGCCCCCTGCACATAGCGTCAAGGTCTGTAAACCCCGTCGGGATCCCGTAGGCCGCCCCTGTGCGGCCGTCGAGCAGCGTCCCGAAGGCTCCCATCTCCTCGCGAAATACTTGATCGAGCTTGACGAGGCCCGATTTCTGCTTGGCGCCGATGATGTCGTAGAGCGCTTCAATTCCCAGTTCGGCGAGCGTTGCCGAATCGTCGATGCCTTCGAATGCCCTCGCCAGTACGTTGTTTGAAGCGTTGATGATGCTGCGAAGTTTAGATTTCTCCTTGACGATATGGCAATATTCCCCGACCGCCGCCGTCGTGCCAATCGGGACCCCTTCGGTTAGCCCCGCAATGTATCCCCCTCCGCCGGCTTTATCGAAGAGTCCGTCTTTCGTGAGTTGGTCGGAGAGGGTGACGAGGTCTATCGTCGTGCCCTTTTCGGAGAGTTGGAGCATTTTTTCGAAGCATAGACGATTAGCGGTCGAGTAGAAATCGCCGACACTGACGATCTCTATCGAGATCGCAAGCGCAGCGTTGTCCAAAAGGACGCTACCCAAGAGCGCACGCTCCGCCTCGGTGTTATGCGGCATTGTTCTCTCACTGGCTGTTGCGCTAGGCATAACTATTTTTTCAAGGCTCTGACTTCTATGTAGGCTTCGATGAAGCCTTTGGCGACTTCCGCGCACAGCGCGTTACCATAACCGCGCAGTCGTCCCATGCGGTTGGGAGCCCCTGCAACCAGCGGGGATGTGCCGGGTTCAACTGCCCGGTACTTTTCGTCCCGGCACCAAAGCCATTCGGCGTCCGCCCAGAAGCCGTTAGTGAAGCCACGGCTTGTTCGTTCAGCGGCCTGGAATTCTTCTGAAGAGTTTCTTCGCTGGCTTGACCGTTCTTCCAATCCCGCGCCGAGGGTGTGGCCCAAGCAGTGAGATTCGCCTGACTGTGCAGCCCGTCCGCGTTGCCCCGATGCGCTCCCGCGCATTCCGAGTCCTCGCTGCGCGGGGTCGCCCAGGTCGCCGCATTGCTTAGGTCGTGCGGGAAGTGGTAATGCTCCGCTTCCGTGTTCCCGCGTTCCTTGTCGTCGTGAACTTGCGGCGTCGGCCATCCGACCAGCTTCGCAATCCCGCCCATCAACTTCTCGTCGTAGCGATCCCCGCCCCGGCTCGTCTGGCTGCCTTCCATTGCGTTCGGCGTTGGCCACGAAGTACAGTCGCTGCCGGATATGCGGCGCGCCGAAGCCCGCAGCGCACAAATCCGCCGCCCCGACGGCGTAACCCGCTCCTTCCAAGTCAGCCGAAACAACGTCGAGCCAAGTAAGTCCGTCTTTGGACGCAACCTGCTCGCCAAACATTGTGTCAGGGCGGCACTCGCGTATGAGCCGGAACCATGCGGGCCATAAGTGACGACTATCTGAGAAGCCTCCCCGCTTCCCGCTTGCACTGAAACTCTGGCAGGGGCAGGAGCCTGTCCAAACGGGAGTATCGTTTGGCCATCCAGCCGCTCTAAGGGCGTAACTCCACACCCCGATGCCGGCGAAGAAGTGGCATTGCGTGAAGCCTCGGAGGTCTGCGGGTTGGACTTCGGTAATACTTCGTTCATCAACTTCCCCTGAGCCGATCTGCCCAGCCTTGATTAACTCGCGCAGCCATGCCGCCGCGAACGGATCGATTTCGTTGTAGTAGGCACTCACTTTCCCTTCTTCGCACAAGCGGCGCAGAGCAAATACCCCTTAAAGTACCGCGTCCACCCCCCCGTGTCCCCCGGATGCGCGTCGATGAGAGCGTCGAACGCCCCCAGTTCGACGTGCCGCACGCCGCACTCTGGACACGTCGCAGGGATCTCGCCCGCACATAAAATGTGGGCGGATTCATACGGCCACAGTGCGGCGAGGGTCAGTAGTGCAGGACTGCATTGCGCGGCTTGCTTTGCGCAGGCGTGCGCGAAGCGTGGGAAGGTTCGACGAGCCTGCTCCGCAGGCTCCCCGTCGCTGGCGACGGCCGTACACTCCGCGACGATCTCGGGAACCGTAGGGAATCCGTACCCCTGCTCGCCGCCAGCCTCAGCGAAGCGTCGGAAGGCTTGGCGAAGCGTGTCCACACCGAAGCGCTCGACGGCCTCGAAGATGGCCATCCTACGCCGATCCCAAAACTCCTGGTCGTCGTGGGTGTGCGGCGGGAAGCGAAGTAGGGCTGATTCGAGTTTTTTTACTTCTTTCAGGCATTCCGCGTCGGTCATCATGAAAACCCACGAAACAAAAATTTTAGCGATTGCCAAAATCGGACGAATATTGGAGGTACGGGCTTCGCTAATTCCCATCCGCAGATGAAACAGAAGTCGCCTTGATACACCTCAACGCCACAGGCTGGGCATCGGCGAGTGTTTGGGTCTTCAATAAGTTTCGACCCACATTTCGAGCAGAAGTTCCCGCCTCGATCTCCATTGCAAGTAAGGCAAATCATTGACATTTCTCACCTCCTCGCTACTCAACGCCAGCGACCGCTTGGTACATCACCTGAATTTCAGGGATGCCGGTTTCTGGGTTGACCCCTGCGAAGACGATGGTATGCACCACTGCCTTGAACTTGATGGTCTTCCCAGCGAGTGGATGCTCGGGCGGGACATTGGGGCTGTAGGTGCCAAACCGTTCGTCGTCGACGTTGAACGGCACCGTCTCCCCTTCCGCAACGCTTCCATCGGGTTTCTTTAGGTTTACCTTCATCGCTCACTTCCTTTCAGTAGGAGGGATTCTTCGATCCGTCGTTG